TTGATGATTGTTTGAGTTTTAGTCATAATGTGAATTGTATCTTATACTATAGAAACATTTTAGAGGTATCAATTAGTGATTATCTCATGTAGAGATAACCACCTGCCCATGTTACATTAGAGGGATTATGTAAGAAATTTCTCTCTCTAATAATTCTCATATCATATCTTACATGCTTTGCTGGTGCTGCCCATGATGCTGGTTTGAAAACTTCTCCAGTATTGCGATCAACAAAAGCATGAACTGATCCTTCCCTATATTCGTTGCGATTCTGGAAAGTGTCAAATTCCATCTGGACAATTTTGTAATATCTCTTACCAGTTTTAACTTTGAACTTCATTAGGTTCGCTGTTCCATTGTCAATTTCATCTAACTGCTGCTTCGCATACTCTGGATATGGGTGGCCTTGTCTGGTGAGCATATTTAGATGATACTCTCTATAATTTTGAGTAATTGCATTTGCATAGGTTTGAGTCCATTCTGCAACTCTTGTTTTTAGATCAGTTGTTTCAAGTGTGGTCATAATTTTGTTTGTCTTATACTATAGGAACAGTTTAGAGGTATCAGTTTGAATTATCTAAAATTCAAACTTTTAACTTCATTTTTAAGTGCTTCCTCTGCATCTGCTACTAAATCATCAGTTGATAGTTTATCAAAACTAGGATAGAATAAATCATCTAGAATTTTTTCAGATAATGCTTCATCTTCTCTGCTCATGTAGCATCTATAAGATTTTAATGCTTGGAAAACTAATTCGTATTCTTTTCTGGTCATAATTTAATTGGATTGCTTACTATAGGAACATTTTAGAGGTATCAGTTTTTAAAAAGATAATTTACATATAACCATTGATAATCGTCATCTTCAACTTCTCCTTTACTTACATATTCTTGCATGATTGAAATTGCGTCATCTTTTCGATCATTGTCTAATAAATGTTGGAATCTATCAATATGATATTTGCTTAGAATTTCAACATTGTTTAGAATTTCTTGGTCATTTTTCATTGTAATAAATCCTCAAATCTTTGGTTTGCAGCATTTTCCAATGCTATTTGAACTCCTTGATGATGCTCTATCTCAGCAAACATTTCTGGCGTTAACTGATTGTGAGAACAAAATGCTTCGACTGCTTCATCAAAGCAAGTTTCTAATAATGATTCGTGATGTAATGTTGACATTTTTTTGATTGCTTATACTATAGGAACAGTTTAGAGGTATCAGTTTGAGTCAATTAAAATGGATTGCTCCAGTTGTTTGCTTGATGATCTGTTACCATGCCATCTTTGTTAAGCATATCAACAAAATCATTAAATGCACATCTTTTGGCGATCTTGTCTCCTCTCCACATAGGATCAGATGCAACAACGTCAGCCCATGATTCTCTGAATGATGCAACTACTTCAACTTTTGTCATTTTCATAATTTTGATGTTTGCTTATACTATAGGAACATTTTAGAGGTATCAGTTAGTATTAATTAAGACTAACTGAATTTACTGCTCTAGTTTGAAATACCTGATCCCTGACTCTCTCTCGATCTAAGGAATCACCATCACCCCAGTTGATTGACTCACATTCTGAACATAAATCAAGATATGTAAGAGTAGCAAGTGCTAACTCTCCCCTAGATAATCCATCAATAGGGTATAATACGTCAGGATGACTAGGCATGTAGAATGATTCGCAGTAGTCTAAAAATTCTTTGAAGTTGTGCATAATTAATTTGATCTTATACTATAGGAACATTTTAAAGGTATCAATTATTATTACCATTCCATTTCTGGTTGTTTACTTTGAGCCTTTTCTATCTTATCATAATGCCTATCAACTACACCCTCTAAAATTTCAAAAATAGAGTCAACTGATTGACAATATTCATCAAATGGTTGTAATATTATATTGTCTTTACTTCTGATATGCTCACTTTTTTTAACACTATCCTCTAAACTGCATAAGATAATACCTATTTGGCCTTCAGTTAGTGTTACATTAAATGGTGTGTTGATAGTCATTAGTCAGCCTCCAGATTGAAAGTAATTTGAAATTCAGTTGTAAAATCTTGATAGTCAGTTACTACAAGTGGACAATCGTTTAACCACTCTTGAAAGGCCTTGTAGCGTTGCTCCTTGACTCTCTCATATTCTAACTCAATATTGAGTTCCTCGTTTGCTCGTTGCTCGTTCATAAATGTTTCTCGTTCTTGAGTGATTCGATCAAAAATTTCTTTTTTAAGTGGCATTTTTAATAAGTCTTACATATAAGGGACAATTTAGAGGTATCACTTACTTAAAAGAAGTAAGTTTGTGTGGTTGATTTTTACAGTATGTTAAACCACCTAAAGGAACACCAATATATGCTTCAACTTTATCCCATAAATCTCCTTCTGCATCATTACCTTCTGTATGCCATACACCAATAGCATTAAGGCATCTAAAATTAATACCCTCTATTATTTCATCAGTTAAACAAGTGATCTTGTCTAAGTTTGCTGTTACATCTTCAACAATAAATGATTTTTTCATAATTAATTTGATCTTATACTATAGGAACAGTTTAGAGGTATCAGTTGATGTATTAATTTTTTATTTCAAGTCTCTTATCAAGTTTATCAGTTATGCCAAGTCTCTCCATTTTATCGGCAAGTCTCTCTTCTCTGAAGTCATCTAAGTTATTAATAATGAGACTAATTTTAGCGTTTGCTTCCCTTAATTCTTCATTACTGATAAAAAGTGAACTGTTTAGTAACTTCATTGTAATAAGTGAAGTTGGAATTGCTACGACAACTCCTGTAAAAAATGCTGTAATCATGTTGTTTTGTGTTATACTATAAGGACATTTTAGAGGTATCAGTTTGTGTTACGTTATGTGGTGTATTTAATGACATGATGTTATGCTCCTTTTAAAACTTGGTATCTAAAATTAAACTTTTCAGTGGTCTCAATATAGTTTTTAATAACTAAATTTTTATGAATGTTGAGTAAAGCATCAAGATTGATACCTTCAAGATCTTGCCACTCTGATACATAATCCCACTTTTCATAATCGGTTTCACCATTTTTGAAAGTTGGTGCAGAACGTAACTCTCCATCTTCATCTAACCAAAATGTTCTTCCAAACTCTAGTGATAAAATTTCGTCAGTCATTGTTTTGAAAAAATAATTCAATTCTTACTATAGGAACATTTTAGAGGTATCAGTTTGTATCACGATTTTTTGAAAGATTGAAATTTAAGAATGAAAATACCTCTCGATCTACAATCTTAAATGAACCGAATTTGTTGGTCATTACATAACCTTCATGGTCAACATTATGGTTCTCTATTTCACATTCAATACTCTCATCTACATGAATATATGTGAATAATTGAATCTTAATTGCTTCCACTAATTTCCACAATCTAATAACATTTAAGTCAACTTCGTTATCATTAGCAAGTGCATCTTGTGTTAATTCATCTAATTCAATTCCCTCACGAATACATGTATTAATCTGTTTTTTTAAACGTGCAATTACTTTGTTTTCTGTTGGGAACTCACATAATGTTGCCATTTGTTTAGCAAAATTAACCTGTAATTTAATTAACTCATTGTCATTAACTATACCACAATCAGGTGATACAAATAAAACATTTGTTGTAGATGATAGATTATTTAAAAGAGGGTTTGCAACTGCATCACGCAAATCTTTTTGTGATTCATAAACAGTATGTGGTGCAATTATTATTCTTTGTGATATAATACGGTCAAACTTATATGTAATTGTATTAGGTGTGTAAGAATAATTACCACCAAACCCGATGAAATCACCTTGATAAATGTTTTTTGTGATAGGTAAATTAACAAAACAATTTGTTAATATGTCACGCAAATCACCACTATAAAACTTATCAATATCCTCGATTGATTCGCATATCTTAATTAACTTTTTGTTGAATACAGATTTAGTTCCAACAAATTGATTTCCAGTTGCAGGGTTACGTCCCCATACGATAGCTGGACTTCCATCAATCTTGACTGATATATGACTGTTCTTTTCAGACATCCAATCAAGTGCGGTAAGATCACCAGTTAGAATGGAATCTTCGGGGTGTTCAAGGTGTGTGTTTTTCATAATTTCATAATCTAATAAAGGAACAATTTAGAGGTATCAATAATATTATTATTCATCAGTTCCTATTTCATTTAATGCTTCCATAACTCTATTTGTTTGATTAATAAGAGCTTGTCTGGAATTTAATAGGTCTGCATCACTTAGTTCTGTAAGTGAAGTTTTTAATTCTTCTATCTCATTATAAGCATCTTCAATAAGAATTGGATTTGATCCATCTGAAAAATCTTGTAGTCTCTCGACAACTTCCTCTGGAAAAAATCCTCTGTAGTATGCTTCATGTCCAAATGCAATTTCGTAAACTTCTTGCATAAACTCTTTTGCGGTCATTGTCATTAGAATACTCCTGTAAAAAATGCTGTAATCATGTTGTTTTGTGTTATACTATAAGAACATTTTAGAGGTATCAGTTTTGTAACCAAGGCCATGTAGATTTCATGTTGGTAGAGTATCTTAAACTTTTATCTAATTGCAATTCCTCATCATCATTATAATGAGTATCTGCAATATTCTTTGTTTTACGATAAAGACCTCTGATTGCATCTTTACCGAACCAATCTTTTTCTATCGGAAAACTGCCTGTGCATGAACCACCATCAGATGAAACATCATCATCAATATTTGCAAATAATAAATGAGAGTAATGTTTGATTAATCCCAACTCTCTACGAGTTATTTGAATTGTGTAAAGTTCTTCATTCATTTTGATCTCCTAGTTTAAATTGTTTACAGATTGACCGCCTTTGATTTCCTCGACTATCTCATCAAAGTAGTCATCAAAGTAACTGTAAGCATCATCAAAAAACTCAACAGGTGATTGCTTATCAACATATTGTGTCATATCGTCAAAGACATAACGAACTAAATCTTTTGTTGACATATTATCAACAAGTCTCTCAACATACAACTCTTTAAGTTCTTGTAGTTGTTCGGGTGTTAGATTTTCTAGTATTTGCTCATTGAGAGCATCGCTGTTTCTGTTTGTCATAATAATTAACTCTTACTGTAGGAACAATTTAGAGGTATCAGTTTTGTTTATCTGCTCTCAAAACTTTTTCAAATGTTTGTTGACATTCTTTTCTATCGTCTTTATCATACCAGTATTGATACTGTTTTATTAATCGAGAATATGACCCTCGATTATCATTTTTAAAATACTGCATGAATGTTGAATAGAACATCATAGAATCAATAAGATACTGTTGTTCTTTTTCGTTAAGTTCAATTTTCATCAGGCCTCCATGTTTCAGTAATAAGATTTAATTGGATTTTATAGTCTGGGTCATTATATACATGCCCCTCCTTTATTATACGCTCTGCAATCTTCCATAGAAGTGAAAGTTCATCATCTGTAACAAAATCGTTTATGTTAACTGTCATCATTGTCTGAGTTCTCCTCTAAGTATTCCATAGTGTTTTGAACTGTTAGTTCCCAATCAACAACTCCATTTACATCTACATAGTTGCAATCAAAGAATGATTCAAATGTAGAATTAGCGAGAGTGTTTTTTTCCAAGTAATAGAAAGTGATGTTATCATCAGGTTTGGCATCACTCAAAATGTTTAGTAATTCTTTTACTTTCATAATAATGCTTATTCATTGTTAAAACATTTTAGAGGTATCAGTTCTTAACATCAATATAGATATTAATTTCATCTTTTGATATTCTATCGTCCAAAATTTCTTGAACTGATAATTGATTATCTGACCAAAGATCATATTCGTCTTCGGTTAATTGAAAATCGTCTATTTTGAAAATGTATTTCATTTAATTCCTAACTACACTAATTGCGGGCTGACCCTGATTGAATACAGTATCGACAACTGCTTCAACTCTACGAGAAGTAGAGATACCAACTTTATCATATACTGGAACACAAATCAATCCAAATGTTTTACTCTCGTCCCCTTTGCGTATCACTCTACCAATAGTTTGAGATATACCAATATAATCCATATTCCTTAGAAACATAGCAGCTTCTAATCCTTTTACATTGATACCTTCAGATAATATACTATGATGTAATACAACAAATCTTTTATCAGAATCTTTACCCCAAGTATTTAACGTATTGAAAAACTCCTCTCTGTTTACTTTTTTACCATCTATAACTGCACCAGTTTTAGATGTAATCATCATCCATGAATATCCACGAGAATATAAATCAAGAATGAATGATGTATGAGTAACTAAATTGACAATTTGTTTTGTTGATCTTGCACAAATTAAAATCTTATCCACATCTTGATTATCAATAGTTTCTATTACACAATCGCAATCTTGCTCGTATGAAAATCTACTATCATCTTGTAAATCAATCTTGTTAATAACAACTTTTGGTGGTAATATATAACCTTGCTTCACTAATTTAGGTGCAGGAACATTGCAAATTACTTGACCAAAAATGTCAACATCATTCATTCCAACTTTAAAAGGTGTAAGTGAATGTTTTGGTGTAGCAGTAAAGAAGTATGATCTCTCTGCATACATTGAGAAATACTCAACTGCTTCAATGAAGTTCTTTTGAACTGCATTATGTGACTCATCAAAGTATATTGTATCTACATGAATACCACTCTCTTGCACTCTATGAAGTGAATGGTATGTAGTAAACATAATAATATGTTTGGTGCTATTGTGATACCACTTCTTTATCTTATCAGTCTTAGTTGTGCTGTAAAAATGTGTCTCTCCACTATGAACATGAATCACATCTACACCAACATTATAGTTACTATCGAGATTCTGCTCTAAAAACTCTGAACATAATTGATTTGCAAGCAATATACGAGGTGCAACAACTACAACAGTTTTATTTACTGAACTGTTGAATTGTCTCTTGACATCTTCAATCATGCACATAGTTTTACCACCACCAGTAGGAACTATGATCTGTCCTTTATCTGATGCACTCATAGCATCTAAAGCACTCTTCTGATGTGGTCTTAATTCAATCATCAATAATCAATAATATAATAATATTATACCACATGACAATAGATTTGCCATGGTGATATACAATAGTAACAATTTGGTGGTATCAGTTTATGATACTAAATCTACTCTTTTCCTCTCATTGCAACACTCATTCCGGGCTCATATGCTGATCTTGGTCTATCTTTACCTGATTGCATATCTTTTACTAATCTCTTACCAGCTCTGTTTATCTGCTGTCTCTCTGCTCTCGTTAATCCACTTGCTTTTGCTGGTTTATATTTTGGATCTACTTTTTTTTCTTTTTTCTTTTGTAACAACTTTTGTGCCGCTTTCGCAAGTTCTCTAGGTGTTTTCTTACCCGATTTACTTGCCATTCTCTCGGCTCTTGCTTTTTTTTGTTGTTCTCTAGGTGTAAGGGCTGCAGATCCTCTTGTTTGAGTTGGTTGTTGCTCTCTCTCTGATCTTGCTCTGTCCTTACCAATATCTTTGCGATCTTTATAATCTTTAGCTGGAACCATCTTCCCACCTCCAGCTGCCTTCATTCTCCTTTTTTCGGGAGCAGTTTTTTTCCTCTCCTGTCCAATACGACCACCTTGACCCATCTTGCGGATCTGTGAACGACCTTGAACCTCTGGGTCATAAACTTCTGTTGTAAACTCCCGAAATGTTTTCATCTTCTCTAAATGTCTTATATACTATTTAGATGCGGTTTTTTTATAGACAAGACCATTTTCAAACCATGATTTGACAAAACCTCTACGTTTTTGAAGAAGATTATCATATCTTATCTGTTGACCTTCGTTGAACACGAAATTTTGTTTTTTCCATGCTTCCTTAAGTTCTCTTAATTCAAGTAATACTTCAGATGATGTCATAATTTTTGTGCGATTTTATTGGGTGGGCGAGAACAAAACTCAACTGCTTAAGTTCGATTTAAAAGCGTTTTCCTTTGGGTATCCGCTACCTTGAAAGTCTTAAGTTGGTTTGTTCTCGCACTACTGAAACACTTTAGAGGTATCAGTTTTTGTTATTAAATGTTCGAGAAGGTGACTCTATTGAAAATTTAATTGCTTTTGCTTGATAATCAATACCTGACTTTATCAAATCAGATATTTTAAATGAGCATTGAACTCTTCTTTGATTTTTACTATCTACTTTTGGGTGAATAGACATAAGGGCTTTATCACATGATATTTTATTCTTCCTAATTTCTCTCTCCTCTTTTGTTGTCTGCTGTCCTTCTTTACCATGTGGTATTGATTTAATAAACTTATCGAATGAAACAACATCATCATAATTCATATTACCCCATAATTTTTCCTTATCCTCTGATTTTATATTAAATGTGTATTCAGTATGAAAAATTTTCTGCAATCCATCTTGTGACCATTGACCTACAATAATTGTATAATTATCTTCTTTCATTCTTCTAAGAATATCTCCACAATCAACTTTGTTTCCCTTCGCAGTTTTGATACTGTAATTTTTATCAACAATCAGACCTTCAATCAAATCCATTGCGGAAGTATATCCACCCTTACCTTTTAAAGAGTCGTAATCTTTTTTACTTAAACCTGTGAGTTCTCTAATTTTGAGATCTTCAAAGTTATTTCCATGTAGTTGGACTTCTGCCATAATTCAAATAATTCATTACTAAAACATTTTAATGGTATCAATTACTGAATATCAAGCGGTCTGTATTGTTGAGATTTATATGCACCATAACTTATTGCTTCATCAGGGTCAGAATCATCTTGTTTACTAACTCTTCTCCTAATATAGGTTAATTCATGCCAATTATTCTCATAGCAACAAAGACATACATGAATACGTTTATGTAAAAACGTAGATATATCACATTGTCGTCTTGGTTTTGTCGCAATTTCTATTGAGATATACCTTTCTGGTTTTCTCCACCCCTTTTTATGCTCTGATGGGGGTGCTTTAAAATAAACCCACCCCTCATGCACCATGCCTAGTGCTGTTGTCCACTTAACATAGTCATTTACTTTTGGTTCATACGTCATTGACTGCTCGTAACCTATTCGGATTTGCACCACCATCTAGATATTTTCTCAGTAATTCATCACATTTTTCTTTTGTGAGTTTTTGAGATTTATCCTCTAAGAGTGTCCACCCCTCTGTTGTGAGTTCTTCGATTCTGTAAAGTTTTTCCATAATAGTTAAGTAAATTCCGCAATGTAATAATCAACTGTGACCTCTAATTTTGCTGCTTGTTTTTCACACTCAGCAATAAAATCATCAATCATTTTCTCAGTATCATTTATGGGTTGGGGATGTCTCCACAATCCAGTTTTAGGGTCTTTTTCAGTCATCAGGTTTCCTCGCAAGTGCAAATTTTGGTTAACTTTTTAAATCTATCATGTAGGTAATCAACTACCACATCATCCTCTTTTTTAGTTTTAAGAATTTGATAGATTTTCACAATCTCTTGTTTTTTTAAATCAACTAACATAGTTACACTTTAGAGGTATCAGATACTAACTCTTTGCGAAGAAAATTTTCTTGCAAATCATAATATAATTTATGGCAGTTAGTAGTTATATAATAACCTATAATATCACTTCCGTCACAGTTATATCCGTAAGCCTTGACACTTTCCTCCACTCCATCAACACAAATCTTTTTTTTACTATGTAAATAATCGTGATACCTAGCGTCAAGATTAATCATCTTCTTTCTCCTTTGAATTTGGGGGGGTAAAACTATTCCAAAAATCATCCCACGCATGTCTAGCTTCGGGGGATTGGTCATCACCAGTATAAGAAGTAACTCTTGGTTCTCCTGCGTTCATTAATAAAAGTAATTGCTTGCACTTGTCAATACACTCTCGATGATAATTAATATTTTTTTGCAAAGAATCACAAAAGACATCATAAGTTTCTTTTGATTTAATTTCTTTTTCCTCAATTATTTGATCAATTATTTCATTTAATTGATTAAAAACGTAATCCTTATAATCAGACATCTAAAATGTGTTGTAATGATAATATTTTAGACTACTTCTTCTTTTTTGTCAAGAAGTTTTCTTTGTTTAATTCGTTTCTTAATCATTTTTGCATAACTAACCTCGTCTTTTGAATACAAATTGGGATTTTCTCTTGCTCTTTTTATAATTGTCTTAGCGGCCTTTTTATCATTCATATATTAAGTTGTATTTACATTTATTTATGTTTCCTAACATTAAAAAATCCCCTTGCGGGGATCTGTGTTTATTTTGTTAAAATACTTCGACAGTATCGTTTTGAATTAGCATCATTGAGATCACATTCAACAAGGCAATTAAAATAGTCGTTAACCATCTCCGTTTGTTCTACTGAACTGTCAAGGGACTTATCTATATTATTCCATCCAGCCAGTTGATTGTAAGATACGAGATTGTGCATGGTTTTCTCTCCAAGAATAGTAATAGCAAAGAAGTTTTAGTGCATCTTGTCTTCCCTAATTCTATCACTATTTAGTGAGGAAATGAACAAATTTCAATTAATCCGTAATAAAAATTTATGCCTACGAGTTAATACCTAATGTGGATTAGGTAGACTTCTAACATACTCAATAGTTTGATCTCGTAGTGAAATCATTTCGTGAAAACATTGTTGATTGTGTGAACAAGAACGCAATGCGACATCAGGTTTATACAAAGATTCTAGTAATAAACTCTTTGCTCTGTCCCATTTTTCAAATGGTGAATCAACTTTAATTTTGCCTTGATCTTTCATTAAATGACCTCCTTAATTTAATTATAGGGGAAAATACGATGATACTGATTATAAAGAACTGTTTCCATTTCTCTTGCTTGCCACTCCCATGGGCTGTTATAATCATCATCCCACTTGTTAGTGTGGTCTATGCCCTTCCAAAACTTCTTTTTACTTGTTTTCTTTAAATCACCCATGACATGTTGTCTAACGTGCCACAGTTCATGTAAGAGGGTTTCTGTGTAACTTTTTGCACATTGTCTATTATCTATCTCAATCTCAAAATCACGAGGTCTTGAGTTACTATCGGTGTTCCAACACCAACCTACAACATGCTCTCTTGCTAATCCTTTGTGGTCAACATGAATTGCAAGTTTATAATTTGGTAAGTATCTTTCAACAAACCATTTGACAATGCTCTCACATCTTTTTTTAGAGTAAGCATATCCAGAGTGACTAAAATAAAGCATAATTAAAAAACGATTGTGCTAAACGAACACCCCAGTTCATCATCATCATAAAAGATATTATGAAGACGAGTTTTTCAGATCCAGTTAGTTTCATACTATAAAAACACTTTACAGGTATCAATAAGTGTATATTAACACACTACCATGCCCATGTCACTGCGGAATACCGTTTACCTTTTGTAGCCTCTGTCACTCCATGAGGATATAAAAAGTTAGAAGGCCACATCACAATGTCACCTTTTCCCAAATCTAACTCATAATCATCCCAAAAGAATAATTTTGCTCCCTCATAATCATCATTAAAATTTAAAATAAAACTTAAAACTGGAATACCTTTTTCTTGACCATCAAAGATTGAGTGAATATGATCGTGATGTTGACGCATTATTTGGCCTGGTGTATAACGATTGAACCTGATGGTTGTAAACTTATTCATTATTTGTCGTGTTCTTTCACAACTTAAAAAGGCAAAATTTTGATTATATGCTGAACCAGCTTGAATAATAATTGGTGTAAGTAATTGCTGCAATTCTGGTGATGTGCTTTGAACATCAAGTTCCATTGTTTCTTCAGAACCATACGAACCTGATTGTGCATTATACCAAGTATGAGGTTTCCACTCTCTTTTTTCTACTTCTTGAACAACAAAGTCACAAAGATTATCAGGAATTATTTTTTTAACGATAAAAATTGTATCTTGAAGTGTAGTTTTAGGATTGTTGTAATTAGTCATCAGTTCACAGTTTGTAGAGGTCTAGCTTGTTCACATTTACGACAAAAATCATTCATAAATTTTTGTTTTTGTGTGTGATAATTTTCTGAGTTTAATAACTCTTTTAAAGGTGTTTCGTGTATATTACCACAACTATATTTTTGATGGTAGTCGTGACAGCAGTAAAACACATTTCCCTTGATTCCAAAATAAAGATTATCAAAGTAACCTGCATTACATTGAAGAGGTTGATCTCCCCAATCAATTTCACCCGATGGTAGTTTCTGTGTTTCACACTCCGCACCTTCAAGAGTCCCTGCACGATCAATTAATCCTGTCATACTAAAGTTAATATTTTTAGTGTGTTGAAATTTTTGATAGACCTTTTGAAACTCTTGTTTATGAGATTCACTACCATCACCATTTACAATAACAGTTATACCAAAATTAAGTTGGGATGCCCTTTCAAAAAGATATGATAGTTGATAGAACATTCTATACAATACATTTACCGAAGAACCAGTAATATCTTTCCATTTTTTTTCATCAAGTGTTGGAATATTCAAACGAAACTGTTTAATATTCTGCGGATACTTAATAAGAAAATCAGTAAGTTCAGTTGTAATCATACTACCATTAGAAATATGTTCATACTGAAAACCCATTGAGGTCATCAACATCAACTTCTCCTTGAAACCCTCATCAAGGTTAGGTTCATTGTAGGTTGCAAAGGATACATCATTTAATTCAAGTGGCGTATATACAGATCTAATCTCTGTTAATATTTTATAAAACGTAGAAAGTTCCATACACGCTTTAGGTGCAGGGGTGTCATAGGCATTAGGGCAAAACCAACACTTATAGTTACAATGCGTATTGTTTTCTATTTGTGCGATCCTATACCCAAAACCCTTGAAGTCAGGTAATGGTCTTGATAACTCCGAACTCATTAGATACAGCGATCAAGAGGTAGATATGTCAATGATCTTTCATCACCCATATTACCTTTAGGCCATGAGTTGAATGATAAACTGATACGTTCCTCTTCACTATTATTAACAGGAACACTATGAGTTAGGTTACTTGGGAATAATATTAACTCTCCACGTTTCATAGGTAACATAAATGTTGCACTATTAAATGTATTATATTTCTCTGTTGATAATGATATATCTCTTTGATTGCGACTACGGAATTGTATTGGTGGTAATTGTTCATGAATTTGAGGATACCAAACACCACTCACCATACTATTCGGATGCACATGCTCATGGTGTGACTCTCCTTTCTTACTCTTATTCAACCATGACTGTGTAATAACCAATTTATCAGCTGATGACATGATCTCTGTTACAAACTTATGCAACTTCGCTTCAATGAATGCACGAATATTTGCTAATTCTGGGTTGTCAAGCACAAAAGTATCTTCTGATTGACGATTGTAATGAATTTTTTGACCTTGCCCATTTGAATCTCCACCATTTTCTTTTCTACACTCTTTATTTTTTATCCATTCTAATTCTTTTGTATAATCCACAGGGTAGGGACATATCATTACAGGCATCGGGAACAACTGTAATAACTCATCACCTTGACCCATCTGATTCACAGGATAACCCATGGCTGCTTGCACTTCACCAGTTTTAGGATTTTTTACACCTAACTGTTGTTGTGGTTGTTGTGGTTGTTGGGGTGGAGAAGTTTGAAATCCTTGTGGTTTTGGTTTCTCTTGCTTTAATCCTGTCAGATCACTAAAGTCTATAGCGTTGACCATTTTTTAAAATTATCTAATATCATTATATATCATCCTTTCAAATATTGCAACTATCCAAGACCTCCATGACCATTTGATGTTCCACCCTTACCCCATCTATTATTCGTAGTGGAATCACCAAAATCAATCGCATTTCCAGTTGTCATAATTTGAACATAAGATAATGTATTTGTCTGAGTGCCGGGTGATATTGGAGAAGAGAAAAATACTGCTCTTGTAGGTGAAGAACAACCTGCCATACTTTCTGTATCAGTATTTAATAAATCACCAAAGTCTGATGCATTTCCCAATGTTGCCAGTGTAATAAATTCAATAGTATCCTGACCTTCTTCACCACTATCATAATGATTACCACCAGCAATTATTCCACGAACTGCATTACTACCACCACCAGGCCTTCTTGCTTTAGAACGAGTCAAATCTCCAAAATCTGATGCATTCCCTGTAGTCATAAAATTAATATATGATATAGCATTTGTTTCACTTGGAGTATATCCACCAGCAAATAATCCACGAGTTGGTGAATTAAGACCTCCAGTTTGAGTTATAGCCCCAGTTACAGCATCACCAAAATCAACTGCATTACCTTGTTGTGCGATTGTTATAAAATCGATTGTATTTGTAATTGCTGGGCTAGGATTATTACGAGATCCAGAGTAAGCAACTCCTCTTACTGCATTTCCACCCTGACCACTATTTGCCACTCCATTTGTTACGTCACCAAAATCTGTTGCATTTCCTGTTGATGCAATCGTCACGAAATCAATTACACATTCATTGGTGGGTGAATCTCTTCCACCTATCATTACAGCACGAGTTCGACTTCCAACTGCTCCACCAGTTCCTCTTCTTTCAGTTGTTAAATTACCAAAATCAGTTGCATTTCCTGTTGTATCTACATTTATAAATTCTATATCATCTTTATCACCACCACCAGGCTGATAACCACCCATGAATATTCCACGAGTTCCACCAGTTTGTAACTCTGGTGATGTTGCATCTATCTCCCACCACTGCTCGCCATTGTATATCTCTAACTTACTCGAATCTGTGTTAAATCTGATTGAACCAGAGGCTGCGTTTCCAATAACTTGATATTCCTTCATAATGGTAATCCTCCATGAGAGTCAGATAATCCACATCCATCACGAGATGAATAGTTTAAATCACCAAAATCAGTCGCATTTCCTGTGGTCGCTATTGTGATAAATTCAAGAATATTTTTTTCTGCTCCACCATCTGTTGTTCTTGGATTATGATAAACACCTCGAATTGTATTACTTGCACTATTGTTATTAATCGCACCAGTATTACTTGTCGCATCACCAAAATCAGTTGCCTCACCTGATGTTGTAAGAGTAATAAATTCAATTGTATTTGAAAATGCTTCAGGTGAGTCTGCAATACCACCGCAAATAAAAACTCCTCTGGTATGACTTCCAACTCCAGCCCCTCGTTTTGCTTGCACGGATAATTCACCAAAATTAAGTGATTCGCTTCCATTTGCAAATCCTTTGATTGTTATGTTTTTGTTATGAGTTCCCGGAACTTGACCAGTTCCCTCTCCACCGGCAAAATATCCTCGAATCTCAGTTTCAACTGTTGCTAAGTCTCTACATGCTGCGTTAGCAATAATATCACCAAAATCTGTTTTATTTGCACTTGACATAAACTCAATCATGGTATATGTCATATTTAATGCATCTGTTGATGGTGCAAGTGGATATGCATATCCGTTTGCATAGACACCACGAGTCTGATTACCAACACCACTCATTTGTTGAGAGGTATATGTCAGATCACCAAAGTCAAATATGTCTCCATTTGTGGGAATATTAAGTGCTTGTATTGTGTTTATTCTATTATTGGTTGGAGATCCCTCGAAACCACCCGTATAGACACCACGAACATTATTGGATGCACCACCTGCAAGTGCCATACCATTACCAAGAACTTCACCCCATGCCGTTGCATTTCCTGTTGATGCGATATTGATAAAATCTATATTTTTAACTGAGTTAGGTTCATGCCCACTTGCAAATATACCTCTACCCCGATTACCACGATAATAAGTTGGCCCACTTGGTATCTTCATACAACCAGTGGAGTTGATTGTCGAGACACCAGCAATTACCGGCCCGTGCTGACCTTGTTTCGTTGCAATACTGTTTATTTTAAAGTCTGACATATTAATATTTAGTCTCCAAGTCCACCATTACTATCTGAAGCACCGCCAATATCTCTTCTTGCAGTCAAAAGATCACCAAAGTCTGTTACATTTCCTGTTGTCGCTATGGTAACAAACTCCATGACATTAATCGCACCGGGTGCTGCACCCCCACCAATAACCGCACGAGTTGATGATGCAACAGCTCCAACAGATGATTTAGCTGCTGATAAATCACCAAAATCTATTGCGTCACCAAAAGAAGCGATCGTAATAAAATCAATTGTAGTTGATGTTCCTCCCGGATAACCACCACCATTAAACAATCCACGAGTTGTATTTGAACACCCATAAGCTTCTTTTCTTGCTTGTGTTAAATTACCAAAATCTTGTCCATTTCCTTTTGTATCAATCGTGACAAAATCTATTTGTGCAGTAAGTGATGGATTATAACCACCAGCAAATATTCCACGAGTAGGTGATGAACAAGATCCATTATTTGCTAAAATTGTTGATAAATCACCAAAATCAGAGGAGTCGCCTGTTGACGCAATCGTTATAAATTCAATGTTGTTTATTTGAGCAAAACTAGGTGGAACAAATCCACCACCCATAAGACCACGAGTTGGAGAATTGCAACAACCTGGCCTATAGTTTCCTTGAGAGAGATCTCCAAAGTCATTTGTCCCCCCGCTTGAGGACATCGTTATGTATTCAATATTTGTAAAGAAGGAAGCTGGTGAATTATAATATCCACCTGCAAATACACCACGAGTTGATGATGCAAGACCACCTAAACCCCATCTAGTAGCGATAATGTCACCAAAAAATGTTCCATTTCCAGTGGTGGCAATTTCAATCAAATCCATTGTTTTACTTACTGGATTTGATCCACCTGAAAATACCCCTCTTCCTCTTCCACCACGCATTTCTGTTGGGCCACTTGGCATGACCATGTGTGATGTTGATGTAACTGTTGACACACCAGCAATAATTGGCCCACTTGACCCTGCGGTGTCTGTAATGTTGTTAATTCTAAGTTCTGACATTATCCTAAACCTCCATGACCGTTAGAACAAGCACCTAGTTGACTTCTATCAGCTCCAACAAGTTCTCCAAAATTAATAAAATTACCTGTTGTCATTATCTGAGCATAATCAATTGTATCAACTACCGATGGAGCTCCACCACCTGCAACAACAAAACGAGTGGAAGATGCCGTTGCACATGCATTACCTCTTGCTTCTGTTAAATCACCAAAATCTTTTGCATTACCCAACGTTGCAATAGTTATAAAATCAACTATATTACTAACGCTTGGTGTTAAACCTATATTGAATAATCCTCTTACTGCATTACTACCACCTTTACCTCTTTGACCAACAGTGGTTAAATCACCAAAGTCTGCCGAATTACCCTGTGTTGAGATTGTAAAATATTGAATGACATTTGATCCACTAGGTGTTCCTGAAAAAACAACACCACGAGTGGGTGATGCACATCCACCACATTCTCTTGTGCCAAAATATAAATCACCAAAATCATTTGCATTTCCTGTTGATGCAATTGTAACATAATCTATTTGATTACTGTTACTGCTAGGCCAGCCTGGATTTTCCATTGCAGTTATGATTCCACGAGTTGAATCTGACAGGCCTGTTCCGTGATGTGATGTTATTGTTAAATCACCAAAATTAGTTACGTCACCTGTTGATGCGATTGTAACGAATTCAATTGTATTAACATCAGGAGATCGGCCACCAGCAAATAATCCACGAGTTCTAGATGCAAGGCCAGCAACACCTCTTCTTTCGGCAGATAGATTTCCAAAGTCTGTTGCGTTTCCTGTCGTATCAACGTTTATAAAATCTATTTCATTGCTAGTGCCCGGAACTTTGTAACCACCAGCGAATAATCCACGAGTTCCACCAGTATTTTGTTCAGGTGAGTCGGTTGTGATATTTACATATTCATTCCCATCAAAATATTCTAAATTTGCACTATCAGAATTAAATCGTAATGCTCCTACGGGAGTTGGTTGTAATGGTCTTTGTTCCGTCATTGTGCTAATCCTCCATTCGTATCAGATATTGCTCCACCATAACTAACAAGTCCTGTTGTATCTCCAAAATCAGTTGCATCTCCTGCTGTTGAAAAAGTGACAAAGTTAATTACATTATAATATCCACTATCATGTTTACCAGATATTAATAAACCACGAGTTGAAGTTGTTGCACTTCCCTCCATTAAACCTCTTGCTGCAACTGTCATATCACCAAAGTCAGTTGCATTTCCTGTGGTTGCAATCGTTATAAAATCAATTGTATTCACTGTGGTAGGTGTAACTCCACCAGCAAATAATGCACGAGTTGAATTTGATATGCCAGAAACGTAATGTCTACCTACAGATAATTCTCCAAATTTTACAGCAGTTCCACCAGTTTCAATTTCTATAAAATCAATTAACAACAAGTTATTTAAAGGTGATCCTCCTGTTCCTCCACCAAATACAGCTCTTGTTGGACTTGAACCAGCACCTAAACCTAATCTTGCTAGTGATAAGTCACCAAACTTATTTGCTTTACCGGTGGATTGTATGATAACAGAATCTATTTTAGTTAAGTATGGTTGACTTGTTCCGTCTCCACCACCATAAATTCCACGAACATTTGAATTACATGCTGCACCAAAATCTCTTGCTTCTGTTAAATCTCCAAAATCATTCGCACCACCACCTGATGATATAGTGACATAATCAATGACAGATTGTGCTGTAGGTGTTTCACCACCCATGAATAAACCACGAGTTGAATCACCTGATGAAGCAATAAATTTTCTTGATAAACTTAAATCACCAAAATCAGTTGCATTTCCTGTGGTTGCAATCTCTACGAAATTCAACACGTTATTAATTGTAGGATTATAACCTCCACCAAACACTCCTCTTCCTCTTCCACCACCATCTTGTCTACGGAAATCTGTTGGCCCACTTGGTATCTGAACACCAGACTTACCACTAAATGTCGAGACACCACATACCTGAGGCCCTGCACTTCCGTCTTGATTTGTAATTGAGTTGACTCTAAATTCAGACATTATAAACCTCCATGACCGTTTGAAAGAGCTCCTGTTCCTCTTGCGATAGTCAAATCACCAAAATCAAATGCGTTACCTGTGGTCATTATCTGCACGTAATTCATCGTATTTAATGCACTTGGAGCATATGCACCCCCAAATACTGCTCGTGTGCCAGAGGCACAACCACCACCTTCCTGTCTACCAGAATAAGCTAAATCACCAAATGTTGTTCCATTACCTAAAGTTGCCAACGTGATAAATTCTAATCCAGTTTGCACACCACTCGGATATCGTATTCCACCACCATAAACTCCTCTTACTGCATTAGACCCAGCTGCATGACCTCTTAAAGATTCTGATATAGTAACATCACCAAAGTCTGATGCATTACCCAACGTTGAAGTAGTGATATATTGAATTATGTTAGTATTATGATTAGGTTGATTAGTCCACCCACCGGGAACTATACCCCTTGTAGGTGATTGAACTGCACATGTGTGTCTTACCCCTTGCAACATATCACCAAAATCAACAGCATTTCCTGTTGATGCTATAGTAACATATGATATTACATTAGTTGTTGGGTTTATACCTTCAAAAAAAACACACCTTGTGCTATCTCCTGTATGACAACCAGATTGAGAAGATTGAGTTAAATTTCCAAAATCTTGTGAATTTCCTTGTTGTGCGATTGTTATAAATTCTATTTGGTCAGTTGCAGGGGATACAGATTGAGCCCATAATCCTCGTGTTCGATTTCCATATCCTCTTGTATAATTTTCATTGCCAAGCAAATTACCAAAATCAATTGCATCTCCAGTGGTGTCTACATTGACAAAATCAATTCTATCAGTTGCAGAGGGGCCTCCCCCAGCCCATATCCCACGAGTTCCACCAGTTTGTTGATTTGGTGATGTTGCTAATATTCCTGTCCACTGATTCCCATCATAAATCTCCATCTGGCTGCTATCCGTATTGAAACGCATTGCACCTGCTTTTGCCGTATCGAGTGAGGGTTTTTCCATATGATTATTTAGAGACCTCCATGAGCGTTAGACATACCGCCACCTTCATTTGTTGCTGCTATTGTATCTCCAAAATCAACTGCATTTCCTGCGGTTGCTATTTCAACATAGTCAATGGTGTTAACTCTTGTAGGTGTTGCACCACCTGCCCATACTCCTCTTGTTGGAGAGCATCCACTCGATTGACAAAAGGCTCTCGATACTGTTAAATCACCGAAGTCTTGTGTGTTTCCTGTTGTTGCAATCGTGACAAATTCAATTGTATTTACAACTGATGGAGTAAAGAATCCTGCCCATACACCACGAGTTGCATTACAATTTCCTTTTGGCCCACCATTACTCTGTGTGCAATTACCAAAATCTGTTGAGTCTCCTAAAGTTGAAATTGTTATGGAATCCATATGAGTGGTTCCAGAACTTGGATCACTACCACCTATCCATATACCACGAGTTGTCGAATTACAAGACATTCCACCATTAAATAATCTAACACCATTTGTCAAATCACCAAAATCTTGACCAGCAGTTCCTGTTGATGCCATGGTCAAATAATCTATCGCAGCTGTTCTTGGATAAGGACTACCTGCAGTATAACCACCAGCAACGCACGTTCTCGTTGAGGAAGAAACATTCATAGATCCTCTCCTATTGCCTGACAGGTCTGCACCAAAGTCAGTTGCATTACCTGTTGATGCGAATGTTACAAATTCAATGTCTGCTCTTAGTGGCTCTCCACCACAAATAAGTCCTCTAGTTCTTGAAGCACCTGACCCGGTATTGCTTAAACTGGTAGTTAAATTACCAAAATCTTGTGAGTTACCTAAAGTTGATATAGTAACAAAATCAATGGCATCAGTATTTCCCGGTGCTTGACCACCAGTGAATAATGCACGAGCACCAACACCTGTATTTGATCCTGTTCCCCCACCAAGATTAGATGTGACTAATTCAAACTGACTCCAACCAAGTGTCTTTCCTCTAAAATATTCTAAGTTTGCTGTATCTGTGTTAAATCTGATTGAACCGGGCTCACAGTCTGATGGTCTCTCTGCTGTTGATCCTTTTGGTGGCACAAAGAATGATGTTGCAGAAAATGTAGATACACCGACTATCTCTGGTGATCCATCATCATTTTCATTTGATAAGTTTCTGATGTTAATTTGTGACATTATAAACCTCCGTGACCGTTAGAAGTTGCACCATTTGATTGCATTGCTTCAGATGCATCACCAAAGTCTTGTGCATTTCCTGTTGTTGCAATCTCTATAAAATCAAAACCAGCTTGGAAACTTGGAGTATTTGGCATTGTCATAACCATTCTAAGGGGAGATGATGCAGTTGATCTCCCTGACATATATGCAGCATCTTGTAAATCACCAAAATCTATTGCGTTACCTAGAGTTGCAATCGTAATAAAATCTATAACATTTGTGAATGCACCAGCAGGAGCAGTTCTTCCACCAGCAAATATGCCACGAGTTGAATTACCTCCACCTGTAATAATATCTCTACCTACAGTTAAATCACCATAATCTGTTGCATTACCAGTTGTCATCATGGTGATAAAATCCATCGTGTTTTGGTTACTTGGTGCTCCTCCTGCCTGTATTCCACGAGTTGAAGATTGACATGACCCAAGAGCTCTAGTTGTTCTTGTTAAATCACCATAATCAACAGCGTTTCCTGTTTGTGAGATTGTTACATAACAAATATTATTGGTGACAGTTCCAGATCCAGTATATCCTCCCGTAAATAATCCCCTTACATTGGTTGAGCAAGCACTACCTGAATGAGTTTTACTTGTTAAATCACCAAAATCTTGTGCATTTCCAAGACTTGCAAAAGTTATAAAATCTATCTCCTCTTCATCTGCAGGGCCTGTGTATCCTCCACCTATCAACGCTCTCACTCTTGATCCACAATTTTGTGTTCCACCTCTTCTTGAATAAACCAAGTTACCAAAATCTTGTGTATTACCTAAAGTTTCAATCGTAATATATTCAATTATATCTCTATTACCAGTTGATGGGCTCTCTCCACCTAAAATTATCCCACGAGTTCCTGTTCCAGAATTTGATCCAAGGTTTGGTGTTATTCCTCCACCTAGATATTGACCTTCTCTTCTTTGTATTTGTTCCCAACCAATTGTATTTCCTCTAAAAACTTCAAGACTTCCAATATCAGTATTAAATCTGAGTGTGCCGGGCTCACAATCCTCTGGTCTCTCTGCTGTGTTTCCTGATGGTGGCACAAAGAAATAAGGTGATGTCAGTTCTGTGACACCAACAAGATCTGGTGCAAGATCACCATGTTCCTTTTTAAAATTTGAAGAATTAATTTCAGACATTATAAACCTCCGTGACCATTTGAATCACCCTTAATATGTCGCACTGTATTTGTTAAATCACCAAAATCTTTTGCGTTTCCTGTGGTTGCTATTTCAACAAAATCAATGATATTTGTAAACCCTCCAGACTCACCAGTAGGAGCACCAGCAAAATATCCACCACCAGTAACACCACGAGTCGGTGATGCTCCACCACATCCATATCCTCCAGTGAGTGAATCACCAAAGTCTGTTGTATTTCCTGTTGTTGCAATTGTTATAAATTGAATAACATTCATAAAGTTTGGAGAGGCTGGATATTGATAAGCACTATGAAAAACTCCACGAGTGGCATTAGAATAAGTATTGCAATGAACTCCACTTGTTGAAAGATCACCAAAATCTGCTGCATTTCCCGTTGTTTTTATTGTTATAAAGTCTATAGCATTACTATACACACCATCAAGAGATCCTAGTGCGTATACCCCTCTTGTTGAAGAACTTAATCCACCACCAGCATTACATTGAGCAGTGGCATCACCAAAATCAACTGAATTTCCATTTTGTGCCATCGTAATAAAGCTGATTGTATTAACTCTAGTAGGTGCTGAAAATCCATGCACCATTACTCCACGAGTTCTATCTGACATACCCATCCCAGATTTTGAGGTGGTGCTGGTATCCCCAAAATCAGAGGCATTTCCTGTGGATGCCATTGTAATAAATTCAATTACATTAAGGGCAGGATCTCCACCAAAATAAAATCCTCTTGTGCGGCTAGCAAGTGCTCCTCCCTCTTGTTTTGCAGCCGTTAGATTACCAAAATCTTGAGCATTTCCTAATGTTGAAATAGTTACAAATTGAATAACATCAACTACTCCAGATCCATCTGTTCCACCCGCAAAAAACATGCGAGTGCCAAGACCCGTATTCGATCCCGTTCCTCCTCCTAGTGGTTCTGTAAGTTCTGCTTCTATCTCCACCCAACCAATTGTATTTCCTCTAAAATATTCTAAATGCGCTGTATCTGTATTAAATCTGAGTGATCCTGGCTCGCAATCCTCTGGTCTACTTGCGGTGTCTCCAGTTGGTGGCACAAAGAAATGTCTGCCAGAATACGTTGTGATACCTGATATGGTAGGGCCACCTGTATTATTCTCATTTGATAGATTGTTGACCCTAACTTCTGACATTTATTGCTGATTCCAAAAATCATAGTTAATATATTTATTTATCACATCTACACTCAACACTTTTTGATATGGTTTTGATATTTTACTAATTGATTTTCTTACTTCATGCATTGTAGGTAATCCATATACCACTGCATCTTTTTCTCTATCTTTTGCAACTATATTATCAAAGTTATAAACATATGGATCTAGTTCTAAAAATCCATGTAGTTTTGCAATCTCTTGTGATGTATTAGATACAAGATTATCGTATTGTATAAAATGAATATGATGTTGTTGTTTCTGCCTAAACGCTGTTGCGAGTGCGTTCATTGATTCCCATACGATTCCACCCGGATTCATCATATAATGACAACGATTATCATCTGTAATAGTTTTTCCTTCTTTAAGCATTGCTTTATCAATAAAGTTGAGAGTTCCGTCTTTATGAAATAAAGTAATAAAAGATGCAAGAATATCAAGTGGATGACGAACTGTGCATATCAGTTTTGGATTATTGGTTACATACTTCTTGATAATATCAATGTGTGCAGGCCATGCTCTACATTTATCAATTATGACTGGATTTTTTACATCAGAATAATAATTTATAATATTATTTGTTACAATCTCTTGAAATACTTTTGGCTTAGGAAATGCTTGTGCTTGTTCCTTATGAAGTATCTCATTCGTATAATACATCAACTCAAATACAGGAGATAACGTTCCAGCATGAATCTCAGGATTTTGATTTAATAGCGCAGTCAAAAGTGTAGACCCCGAACGAGGGAGTCCACAATCAAAATAAAATTTCATATATTACTATGAATTAAGTGCTGTGTATATATCCCAGAGTCTTGTTGCTTCTGCTGCATAATCATAACTGGTCTCATAATTTGTAGTTTCAGTTGATGTCACCGTATCAGTTCTTGTTGTCACTCCATCTGTTGTTGTCTCAGAGGTTGATGTTGAAGAGTTAGTCGTCACATCAGTATAAGTAAATGATGTTGTGTCAGTCGTGGTTGTTGTAGTTGTAACACCAGTAAACTCATCTGTTGAAGATGTAGTTACGATTCCAACTGAGGTTGAAACTCCACTTAGTGTAGATGCAGGATCAACTGTCACTGGATTTGAAACTGTGCTAGTTGAACTTCCTGTTGTTGTATCAACAACTGTGACAACTTTAGTGACTCCAGATGTAGATATGGTTGCAACTGTTCCAACACCAGAGGCTGTGTGCTTTGTTGTTGTTGATGTTGATAATCCACCAGAGTATTCTGTTTGATTCCATGCAGTAGATAATCCAGTTGTTACAGATGTTTGAACTCCTGTAACTGTCCCTGTTACTGTTTTATATTGTAATGTCGATCCTGTTGCTGTTATGTATGTCTGAAGAGCAGTTTTATTTGCAAATGTTCCAACGTAATCATCAGGAGTGCCATCAGGATCAGGATCACCAGATGCAATTCCTAAGTAGATTGTCTCTTGCGGATCTTCATATCTCGGAATATATCCATCCTTATTTCCACTGATGCCATGTTGACCAGCAAATGAAGATGAGCTAGTGTTAATCCAACTAGGCACTTGCCCTTTCTTATTTAAAGTATATTTTACAATTGGTTGTGCCATTTTCGTTAATTGTTCCTAGTGTATTTACCATTAAAGAGATGTGAACCAAAATGTCCAGTCTCCACCCAAGGAGCACACCAGACTTTTCCACCTACTTGTCGATATGAATGACAGAAGAAATAATCTTCAGATAATAAATGATTCGTATTTTTATTTATCTCTACACGAAAGTAGTCTTTTATTTCTACACCGTCAGGTAGAGATCTTCCTCCATTAGTATATATGGGAGTATGGGGTTTCAAAGTCTCAAAACAATCACGACGAATCATCATAAATGCATTACCACCATGTTCAATTTCAAATGGTTCATTTTCATCCACCATATCAATTCCGGGAAGATGATTGATGTTAAATACACCACCAGTTCTTCCAATATCATCCTCACCATTAACTGCAGCCTGACGAATCTCATTCCAGTTGTATCCTTTCAATGCAACAGGGCCTATGATAAGAGACTTATCTGCCTGTATCATCTTCACAATATCTTCAGTGCGAAACTTGATATCAGCATCAATGAATAATAGATGAGTTGCATCAGGTAAATTCATGAAATGATGTGCGATTGTATTTCGCCCACGTTGTATCAAACTTTCATTGCCAAGAAAGATAGTTGTCAGTTTGACACCCTCAGACTTGTTTGCTGCCTCACTTAAGTTTAATAATGACTGTGTATATTCGCTAGTGCACATCCCACCATACATGGGTGTGCCAATTACAAGATGAATCATAATTACTCTGCTTCTTTGAGTTTCGCAAACTCTGCGTCTGCTTTTGAAGGTAGCATTGTTACCTGTTCTGCTTGTGTTAATGACTTCTCATCAAGTATTGTGAATCCACGACTTGCTGCAAATCTTTCTGAACAATCTTGGAACTTGTCTGCACACTTCTCAAGCCATTCAACTGTCATCTCGTGTGATGGTGCTTGACCTTTTGCAACCATTTCATTCTCAATCTTCAGATAGTTGAAGATCTCTGCCTGTGCATGTGATACGTTTACACCAATATCAAATAGGTAAATTGAGTTACCCTCATCAATCACACCACCACGAGGTCTTGCAGAGTTGAGTGCTTGCTTCAATGCAGTCATGACATGATAGCGTTTCTCTTCTCTTTCATAATCCTCTTCTGTGATATGATCCTTACCAATATGATCAAGAACAGAACGATACTGTGTCATCAGGAATGACATCTTACGAATCGCACCTTTCATTGAGTTCTCAATACTACGATTGTTATTCAGTAGTTCAATTAACTCGATCTGTAATTCCTCTTGATCGAGTGAATCTTCACATTGATCTATCTCTCTTTGCTTCTTCTTGACCTTCACCTCATTCTTTTTCATATTAATCTGTGCTTCCATGATCGCACTCTTTGTTCTTTCGATTGATGCAAGAGTATGTTTGATGCTTCGCACTGGTGTAAGATCAGTAATATCTAATGTCACCGTCATCATCTGTGAGTGTGACTTATAGAAGTTATCACAGGCTGCGTTTGTTGCAGGTAGTGTCTCCTCGATATGACTTAACATTCCCTTATACTCAGGAGTCAGGTTTGTTAGGTCTTGTTTCAGATCACTTACAGATATCGCAGAACCCGGTGTAAGTTCTACTTCAGTAATTGCTGCTGATTTTTCATCCATTATTATTCAATAAGTTATGACTGATGTATTTAGTATAGCACAAGGGAACAGTTTTTACAACCCTCCATGTGCATTACATATTCCACCAGACCCATAACCAGCAACAGTCAAATCACCAAAATCAACTGCATCACCTTGTGTTGGAATTGCTATGTATTCTATACTATTTGTTGGTGATGGTTCACTAGGAGAATAACCTCCAGCAAATACTCCACGAGTTGGTGATGATACTCCAGCATTAAGAAAACGTGGTGCTGTCAAATCACCGAAGTTTTGTGCATTTCCTAAAGTTGCAATTGTTATAAAATCAATATGATTTGCAGCAGGATAGTCACCAGCGAATACACCACGAGTTGAATTACATACTCCTGCGTTTTGTCTAAGTGCTCCAATTAAATCACCAAAATCTTGTGTGTTACCTGTTGTTGCAATTGTAACAAATTCAATTAAATTTAAAGTGCCGGGATTATATCCTCCAGCAAATATGCCACGAGTTGAACTGTTAACACTTCCTTGTTGTCTCCTTGCTGTGATCTGATCACCAAAATCAACTGCATTTCCCTCTGATGCTATTGTTACAAAATCTAAAACATTTGTATTTGGATTACCACTTGTGAGTATAGCTCCACCCACAAAAATTCCACGAGTTTGACTTGAGACACCACCACCCATTATCCATCTTGCTGATGTTAAATTACCAAAGTCTGTTCCGTCTCCTGTTGATGAAATAGTAAAAAATTGAATTGTATCTGATCCATTAGAGTTTGGATGACCACCACCAAGTAACCCACGAGTTTTAGATGATGCGGTTGAACCATACGCTCCACTACCAATCGTATCACCAAAATCAATCGCATTCCCTGCTGTTGCTATTGTAATATAATCTACTGTGTTAACATATACACCGGGAGAAGTTGACCTTGAAGTAAATATTCCACGAGCACCACCATCAAGATTTGGTGTGCTTACAGCGACCTCCATCCATGTGCTGCCAATATATACCTCCATCTTATTACTGTCAGTATTATATCTGACTGCTCCTGTTGGAATTTCTACGGGATTGATACTCATTATGCTAAACCTCCGTGACTGTCAGATGTTCCTGCAACGTAAGCAAGATTATCTCTTGATATATCACCAAAATCTGTTGAGTTTCCTGTGGTTGCGATAGTAATAGATTCTAAGATATTGAGATAACTTGGTGTTCTAGCACCACATATCACACCACGAATTGAATTATCAACTGATCCTGTATGTTCATATGGTGCAACTGTATCACCAAAGTCAGTTGCATTTCCTGTAGTTGCAATCGTAACAAAATCCATAGTGTTAAGAATTGCGGGTGAACCAACTCCACCTATAGCTACAGCACGAATTCCACTTGAAACTCCTGTTCCTGAACTTTTTGCTATGGTCAAATCACCAAAATCTGATGCGTTTCCTGTGGTTGCGATTGTAATAAGGTCTATTGTAGCTAATTTTGATGAAGGATTTCCTCCACCCATTCCAAGCATTCTTGTAGAACTTGCACCAGTGGCAACAGAGTTTTTTACAGCCGTCATATTACCAAAATCAGTTGCATTTCCTGCTGATGCAATCGTAACAAATTCTATGGTATCAACTGTTGTAGGTGTTGATCCACCCATCCAAATACCCCTAGTTTGATTTCCACCTCCTTGATTAAACGCATTTACACCTGTTAAATCACCAAAATCTATTGAATTACTGGTAATTGCAATCTCTACAGACTCAATAATATTAATACGACCACTAGGATCTCTTCCACCACCAATTATTCCACGAGTTGATGATCCACATCCACCACCAGCATATCTGGTTGCTGTTAAATCACCAAATCTTATTGCATTACCCATAGATTGTATGTCAAGGTAATAAATATCTTTCTCGTAACCATTAGGGCTACTATAACCACCCATTATAACTCCACGACCTCTTCCTCTTTGTGTTGTATCACCCTTTGGAAGTGTTAAAAAGTTTTGACTTGTAAATTCTATATCTCCCTCAAATACTGGGCCTTCAGTGCCAATTCCAGATATTGTATCGACTTTAAGTATTGCCATTATAAACCTCCGTGACCATTTGATGAACCAGTCATTGTAGTTTTACTTACAGTTAAATCACCAAAATCAACTGATGTTCCTCCAGTTGCAATGGCAACAGCATCCATTCTATTTGTTGGGCCTCCACCACCACCAGTTACTAGAGTAATACGATCACTAGCAGGAGCTTGGTATCCAAGTGCAGTGTGCAAATCTCCAAATTTTGTTGTATTTCCTGTCGTTGCATAGGTAATGTAAGAAACCACTGTTGTATACGGAGCATCACCGCCACCTGCTAATACTCCACGAGTTGAATTTCCACCAGCACAAGTAGCGATAGCATTGTTTAGAGTTGTTACATCACCAAAATCTTGTGCATTTCCTGTTGTTGCGATAGTTACAAATTCCATGATATTTGCTGTGCCACTTGTATCTCTTGATGTGATTATAACTCCTCTCGTAGGGCTTGCTGTTCCACAACCAAGATATGAAGAACCAGAAGCTAGATCACCAAAATCAACAGCATTTTGTTGTGATGCCATCGTAAAGAAATCAATTTCTTCATGATTTAACGCGGGTGCACCATATCCTCTAGTTATAATTCCACGAGTAGCATTAGACAATCCAGCACCACCTTTCATTGTAAATGTTAAATTTGCAAAATCAATAGCACTACCAGTTGATGAAAATTCCCACTTACCTATAACATTATGTGAGTCACCTGCTGATGGTGATTCACCGCCACAACAAAATCCTCTTGTATTTGATCCTACAATTCCCCTATTTCCTGTTCCATTACTAATTGGAAAATCACCAAAATCAATTGAATTTCCTCTGGTAGGAATTGTAATAAAATCCATATTAGTGGTGCGAGATGGATCACCACCACAAAAAACACCACGAGCACCACCATCAAGGTTTGGTGTATTAGTCGCAAACTCATACCACCGATCCTGTGCGAAGAACTCTAGTTTCTGCGAATCAGTGTTTAATCTTATTGCTCCCTGTGGAACTTCTATCGGTGGTTTGTTTGACATATAATTATACTCCTAACATATTTATGAAAGACCACCGTGACTGTCAGAGCATCCTGCAGCCTGAGTAACAGCTGATAATCCGCTACCTGTATATGCTGGATAATCACCAAAGTCAACAGCGTTTCCTGTAGTCTGAATTGTTATTTTATCAATTGAATTAACAGCAGTTGAAGAGTTAGGAGTTGCTCCACCAGCAAATAATCCCCTGACACTATTACTCATACCACCACTTCTTTGGTTATCAGTGGTTAAATTACCAAAATCTGTTGCGTTACCATCTGATGCAATAGTTACAAAATCCATAGTATCGGTGTTTGCAGGAGAAGGAGATTTTGCTCCACCACCTCTTATACCTCTTGTAGAATCACTAACACCTGTGCACATGAAAACATTTTGAGTAAGATCACCAAAATCTGCAGCATTTCCTGTTGTTGCGATAGTGATTTTATCAATTATATCATAATAAGCACTTGGTGACGGAACATTTTGACCACCAGCAAATAATCCACGAGTGGTTGAATTCATGGATGCTTGTTTTTTAGTTTGAACTGTTGAGTCACCAAAATCAGTCGCATTTCCTGTGGTTGCAAATGTTATAAATTGAATAACATTTTGTGATGTAGCGGGATTTTCACAAGGCCCGAATACTCCACGAGTATCATTACCCACTCCACTACTTTCAAATCTACCAGTATCTAAATTACCAAAATCTATTGCATTTGCAGTGGTTGCAATAGTCACAAAATCAATTCTATCTTGATAACCCGGTGCATATCCACCAGCCCATACACCTCTTGTATGACTTGCTGCAGCACCAGTTCCTCTTCTTGCCAGTGTTAAATCACCAAAATCAGCAGAAGTTCCATCTGATGCAATTTCAACAGAATATATCTGACCAAGAACAGAGGGAGAATATCCACCACCAACTAATCCACGACCTCGGTTTCTTTCTCTTGTATTTCCACCGGGTGGAACCATGTATGCTTGTGAGTCAAAGGTTGTCACACCATCAAATGTTGATCCAAATTGTGTTCCGACATCAGTAGTTGTAGAGAAACCAACGGGTGAGTTTGGTGTGAATCTTGATGCCTCTGGGCCTCTGGAGTTTGTATTTGATGCAAACGCTGTGAGGATGCAATCTCCAAATGACGCATTAACATTTCCTGATGATTGACAACAAAGCAACGTAGTATTTGAAGTTGGAGTCAGTGCTGTTGTTGGAACAGTAAATGCTGCTGAATAAATTAATTCTTTTGCAACTCTAAGATTAGAAACAAAACCATTTAATCCATATCTTCCATCTCTGTTATCATCAGATCCAATAATAGCAAAACTATTTACAGGGCCAATATAATCCATACCTGAGTTACTATAAGTTCCATCACTCGATCCATTTACATATAAAGTATGAGTGCTACCAGTTCTAGTCAGTGCAACATGATGCCATGCATTTTTTATTATTGTGGTTGATCCTGTTATTCTAAAAGCATTCGTTGTAAAGAATTGAATATTATTAGAATCACTAATTCTAATTAAAACTGCAGTATTTGTTCCAGCACCAGTTCCTCGATTATCAAAGAGAGTTTGAACAACACCGACTCTATTTGCATAAAACCAAAATTCAATAGTCCAATCACCAGTTCCAAATGTTAGTGCGTCATTTTCATTTTGAATTTGTAATGCACCACTTTCTCCTGCACTTATGCCTCCATCATGTGGAAAGTATACAGACCCCTTGATGGCATTTGCACCACCTAAACCAGTTACTCGATCAGTTCTTAATATTCCCATTATCCGAGACCTCCATGTGCATTTGATGATCCCATACCACCTCTAACCACATTATTTAAATCACCAAAATCAACAGCTTCCCCACCAGTTGCAAAGGTTAAGTAATCTATGGTATTAACTTGAGTTGGAGTATATCCTCCAGCAAAAGTTCCACGAACCTGATCACCTGCACCACCAAGACCATAGGATCTCGAAGCAGTTAGGGTTCCAAAACTAATACTATTTCCTCCAGATGCTGAAAAATAAAGTTCAACATCATTTGTTTTTGAGTTTGATGGTGATAAATTTCCTCCACCAATCAACACTCTTGTTGGATTTGAAACACCACTTGGAGCACCTTGACGAGCGTTTGACAAACCACCAAAAATTACAGCATTACCTAAAGTCGAAATAGTTACCATTGAGACATCTGATGTTAAGTTAACTCCACCAAATTGAAATGCACGAGTAGGGCTTCCACCACCTGCAGCATAACCAGTTGCAGAGGTCATATCACCAAAATCATCTGCATTACCATCTGTTGCCATTGTGATATAATCAATCGCATTATTGTAACTTGGATGAACATATCCACCCATGAATAATCCACGAGTTGCACTTGAATGTGCAGAGAAAACATATCTCTTATTAGTCATATCCCCATAATCTGCAGCACTTCCTGTTGAAGAGAAAGTGATACGATTTATTGTATTAATACCGGGATTAGGAGAACTACCAGCAACAAATCCTCTTGTTGTGGATGCTACGTTTCCAGTGGAACCACTATACATATTGGTTGTCAAATCACCAAAATCTGCTGCATTTCCTGCTGATGCGATATTATAAAAATCAATCTCATTTGTAGTGACTGGGCTAGGTTGTTGATTCTTAACTCCTCCCATATACATACCACGAGCACCACCGTCAAGATTTGGTGAGAATGTTTGTATCTGCATCCACGCACTACCCATCCAATACTCTAACTTCTGTGAGTCAGAGTTGAATCTCATTGCTCCTAATGGTATCTCGCTTGGTGGTAAACTCATTGTTCTACTATCCTATTCATATTTAGGAAAGACCTCCGTGACTGTCTGATGCACCAGACGGAGAAAATGCTCTTACCTGAGTTAAATCGCCAAAGTCTGTTGAGTTTCCTGTTGTTGCAATTATGATAGCATCGATGGTATTTACATCTGTTGGCGTTCTACCGCCAGCTAATATTCCTCTCGTTGGAGTGCAACCTGCACCTCCTCCACCACGAGCAGAACTTATGTCTCCAAAGTCTGTAGCATCACCTGCTGAAGCAATGGTAACAAATGATATGACGTTACTGTAAGCGGGATCAGTATATGCACCCATTAAAACACCACGAGTTCCATTTGAAACTTCACCCATTCCCAAAGCACGACTTGCCTGAGTTAAGTCACCAAAATCTTGGCCATTACCAGTGGTTGCAATCGTTATAAATTCAATAACATTTTGAACACCGGGATTGCCACCACCAGCTAATATACCTCTCGTTGGACTAGATCTACCACCACCACTTTTAAATCCTGCATTTAAAACATCACCAAAATCTGATGCATTTCCTGTTGTTGCGATTGTGATGAAATCCATAACATTTGTTAGAGAAGGGGTTCCACCAGCCATAAAAACTCCACGAGTTGAATTTGAAACAGCACCAGCAGTAATTCTTGCCTCAGTTAAATCGCCAAACTCAGTCGTATTAGAAGTTGTTGCTAATGTTACAAACTCTATATTGTTTGTAACGTTTGGTTGTCTACCACCAGCAAATACACCTCTTGTAACACTACTTAGTGAGGATCCTGTATTTTTAGCACCTGCACTTAAATTACCAAATATAATAGCATTTCCACCTGAAGGGATATGAACATAATCAATAATGCTCGTAACACTAGGATTCGCACCAGCAGCAAATAATGCACGACCTCTTCCTCTCTCTTCGGTTCTTCCAGTTGGAAAATACACATATCCTTGAGTGCTTTGTTGGATTGACCCTCCGAATGTGTTTCCTGCATCCACTCCGTATGGTGGAATGACTTTTGGTTGTGTTCCAAGATAACCTGCAGTTGCTAAATTTCCAAAACCCGTGACTGTTTTATCTGTTGCCTCTTGTGTTGGATCATTAGAATCCTGACAGCATAGAAGAATTGTTCCATCAACCACTGTTAATTCTGATTGTGGTGGCGTGAAATCTGTTGTCCCAGAATAAATTGCAGTTCCCTTTACCATACGGAAATTAGAGATATATGCATCATTATAATATGCATCAGCACCAAGATTACTTGCAATTTGTAAATTAGTTGCTCCAACGATATTTGATGTATCACTACTTGCTGATGCTTTGTTCACACCATTGAGATATAATCTTGTATTATTTGAACTATCTCTTGTTACTGCAATATGATGCCACATATGGTTTCCAATCGCTGCACCAGTATGAACTGCTCCACTTACTCCATGAATAGAATCAAACTCAAGATGACCATTATCATCAAACCACATTATCATTCCAGTGGTATTAGAAGCAGAAGTGCTTCTTGCAAAAATATTCTTATTAACAGGAGGCTCTTTAAGAAGGTATATCCAAAATTCAATAGTAAATTGATCTGTTCCAAAATCAAGACCAGTAGTATTAGTAACTGATATACGACTACTGGAAGCAGATTCAAGCAAAACTGACCCACGATAGGCATTCTGTCCTTGCTCTCCTGATAGATTGTTTGTTCTTAAATTTGCCATGTTAGAAACCTCCTAGTCCACCGTGAGAATCAGAACAACCACCCATAGCGAACCTTTCAACAGACATGTCACCAAAATCAAGCACCTGACCTGATGTTGAAAATGTTACAAACTGAATTATATTTGTCGCTGGGCCACCAGGCTGAATATATCCTGAAGCAAACACTCCACGAGTTCGACTAGAGGAGCATGATACGTCATCTGTTGTTCTTAAACCATCAGCGAAAAATAAAGCGTTTCCCTCTGATGCTATGTTTATAGATTCAATACCATCTCCACCAGCATACCCAAACCCACCAGCGTTCCAAAATAAACCTCTCACTGAATCAGATACTTGACCACCACCATCCATTCTTCTCGCTACTGTTAGATCACCAAATCTTGCAGCATTTCCTTTTGATGAGATTGTTACGAAACTTATATCGGTTGTATGTGTGGATTGTATTCCACCAGCAAAGATACCGCGAGTTGGGTTTCCGCTTGCTCCCATTCCTCTTGTAGTGGTTATCAAATCGCCAAAATCTAATGCATTTCCTAATGTTGAAATTTCAACATACTCAATCGTGTTAAGATTACTTGACGAATATCCACCAGCACTTAAACCTCTTGTGCTACTACTGCAACTTGTTTTACTGAATGAATTGAATGTTGGATCACCGAAATCTATTGCGTCACCTTCTGATGCGATTGTTACATAATCTATGATAGCACTATTATTATTACCCGGATAATCAGATCCAGAATTCCATATGCCACGAATCTCTGATGAAAAAGCACTAATCCATCCCCTATGAGTTCCAGTTAAATCACCAAAACTTAACGCATTTCCTGTAGATGCCATGTTCAAAAATTCTATACTTTTATCGACAGGATATGGTGATGTTCCACTAAGGCCTCCACCAAACACTCCACGACCACGACTGGAAGGGCTGTGTTTTATATCAGTGAATGTATTTACTGTTGCCCAATTGTTACCTGTGTAAAATTCAAGTGTTGCAAAATCTTGATTGAATCTCAAACTTCCAGCAGTTGGTTTCAATGCACGACTATTTGTATCTCCTGATGGAAGAGTAAAAGTATCTGTGACTGTTAGATGTTGTGGGCCACTTGTAAATGTTGTTGCTGATGAAACTGTGACATCACCATCAATTACAATCTCACCTGATGTCGATCCTGACTGAGATTCAATATCAATTTGTCCTCCAGTAAATCTTGCTTCCTTATCTGTAAATCCTTGATATGTTGTAAGAGAAGAGATACCAACATCTTGCACACCCTCTGATCTTATATTACCAAGTGCTTGAAGTGTATGAGTTGCTGCATCAGTTCCGATCCCGACTTTACTATCTTCGAGTTCAAATACAGTTCCAAAACCAGCTCTACGTATTGTTGCCATTAGAAACCTCCTAATCCACCGTGGGAATCACTTACAGCACCGATTCCAGATCCACCACCTGATGACATATCACCAAAATCTTGAGCATTTCCTGTTGTTGCTATGGTTATTTGTGACATACTAGCAAAACGAGTTGCAGGTGCATTGTAACCACCAGCAATAACCATTCTGTTATTGTTTGCGACTGCACCTGAATAAGATCCAGTAAATATATTTTCACCGAAATCGATTGCATTTCCTTCACTTGCCAGTGTAACATAATCAATTGTGTCATATTGGATAGCATTACTTAAGTAACCTCCAACAAAAATACCTCTTACAGAATTTCCACCACCAGTCGCTGCCCTTCTTCCTGCTGTCGAATCACCAAATGTAGTTGCATTACCTTTGTTTGCGATAGTAACAAACTCAATCAATGTTCCACTTGACGGCCCAACAGAAGTAGAACCTGACATATAGACTCCTCTTGTTGGTGATTGTGTTGAACTACCCCATGCTTTTACTCTTACAGCGTCGCCAAAATCAATTGCATCTCCTAAAGTTTGTATTTCAATATAGTCAATAGTATTTAAATATGTAGGTTGATATCCACCAATAATTAATCCACGAGTTGATGAAGATGCACTTCCAGCATAAGCTCTTGCTGCAGTTAAATCACCAAAATCTATTACATTTCCTTCAGATGCCATCGTGATATACTCAATTACATCTCTGAATGGATTAAAACCACCACTAAAAGTGCCTCTAGTGCTGTCAGAATTTCCTGCAGACAAAATACCAAGTGTATTAGTGCCAAAATTAGTTGAATTTCCTAATGTGGAAATTTGAATGAACTCAATTATTGGGCCTGTGGTGCCATGAACAGGATAACCTCCACCACTGAATATACCACGACCCCTTCTTGTTGTATTATCAACCTGCTTCCAGAAATTACCATCCCAGAACTCAATCGTCTTGAAGTCTTTATTATAGTAAACCATTCCGGGTTTGACATCGGTTGGTCGATCTGCAGTCCCTCCAACAGGTGGCATGAATGTTTCATATACTTTGAGACTCTGAATCCCACCTTGTCCTGTGGTTGCACCTGTGGATACTGATATTGTTTGTCCTGTGCTGACTACAACTTCACCTGAAACAGATCCACTTTGACCTGCCTCTACGATTATATTCTCTGTAGTTGTAAGTTTTGTATTTACAAATCCCTGATAAGAAGATAGTGTTGCAATACCTGAAACTCGGAGACTTCCTGCACTTGTTCCACCTGCTATGTCTAATTTCGCAGCAGGTATTGTTGATCCAATACCAGTATTAGTATTGGTGGTTTGTGTAAACTTATCGCCGTAATTAAAACGTATTTCAGCCATCAGTAACCTCCTAACCCGCCATGGGAATCTGATACTCCACCCATTGACCTCTTAGGTTGAGATAAATCACCAAAGTCTTGTGCATTTCCTCTAGATGCAATCTCAACAAATTCAATGGTATTAACTCCTGCTGGATAAGATGGGGTTCCACCACAAAAAAGAGCTCTTCTTTGATTTGATACTCCCTTTGCATTAGTTCTATTAGTTGATAAAGCACCAAAATCAATTGCATTTCCTAATGATGCCATAGTTATATAATCAATTGTATCTACAACTGGGCTATCACCCCCTCCAAATAGTCCTCTAACACTATTTGAAGCTCCTGCAGATTCTCTACGAGCTACAGTTAAATCACCACCAGAATTAACTGCATTCCCCTTTGATGACATAATAAAAAAATCAATTTGAGAAATGTTCTCAGGTGCATTACCACCTCCAATTATTCCTCTTGTTGGGCTGCAAACAGTGCTAAAACTAACTCCATTAACGGATGTTAAATCACCAAAATCTATGGCATTACCCAATGTCATTATCTCTGCATATTCAATTATATTTGTTGGGCTACCACCATTATTTGTTCCACCTAACCATAATCCACGAGTTGATGATGAACACCCACCTAACCCATTTCTCGCTGTTGTAAGATCACCAAAATCTGTTGCATCCCCCTCTGCTGCAATGGTTATATAATCCATAGTATTTACTTGACCACTACTATATCCACCACCAAAGACTCCCCTTATTTCATTAGAACAACTACCCTGGCTTGATCTTCCTTGAGTGGTTACACCAAAATCTTGTGTATTACCTTTTGTTGCCATATTAAAAAATTCAATAATATCTTTATTGATGGATGACCCAGTGCCTGATGATATTACCGCACGACCACGACCTGAAGGACTATTTTGAATATTTGAAATATATGTAAACTGTCTCCACTCATTACCATTATAAAACTCCATCGTATTGAGATCCGTGTTGAATCTCATCATACCTTCAACAAAATCTTGTCCTCTTTCTTCAATACCACCTTTTGGAGGAGAGAAGTGAGTTCCAATACTTACACTTTCAACTGTTCCGACTGTGACTGTTGATGCACTTGATATAATGACTGATGTTCCGACTCCTACAACAATATCTCCAATCGTTCCGACTTCTGATGTAAGTGTTATATTTTCAAGTTGATTGATATTATCTGCAGCAAAACCTGAGTATCGAGTCAGTGTTGATGCACCAGATACTTTAATATCAGTTGTTTTTGTTACACCTTTGACCTTTAAATTTCCAAGACCATCAGTATCGGTTCCAAAACCAACAGCACCATCTTGTATGTTAAAAGATCCTACACCAACGCGAAAGGTTGCCATGTTATATCACCTATGGTATCGAGATTGTATCAATCTTAGTTGTAACCGTTGCAGAAGAAGAACTACTCATCGTGACATTGAAATCAACGTCTGAACCGTCGATCACACCTTCAAATGTTCCAAGCATTGATCCAGTTGCGACTGCCGATTCTTCAATTGTTGTGACTGTTGTGCCATCATGAATAAGAAGATATCGACCCACTTGATAATTTGATCCTTGTGTAATCTGTGCGAGGATAGATGCAGATCGGAAGCTTGCCTTCGCAAAGGTGCCAACGGTTGTTGCACTTGTAGATGAAACTGCTGTCTCTGTTTCTGAGACACCTCCTCCTCCACCTCCACTTGATCCTGCAATACTAACATCAAGAGTATTTGTTGCAGCAAAGTATGTAACAGAGTTACCAGATCCAACAAAGTTAAGTGTGGATATACCAACATTCTTCGCAATTACAATACCAGCAGATTGAATACCAATATTGAAACCACCACCGGCAGTTACAATTCCAGCAAATGCAGCTGCGCCATTTGATTGTATCGTTCCAGCAGTTCCAACTAATAATCCTCCACCAGAACTTGCGTCTGTGGTATCTCCTACAACAAGTCCACCATGAGCAGTAATAACACCAACAGTCCTGATATTACCAGCTGAGTATATTGTTGCTGCTGTTCCAACATTAAATGCTGCTTGTTGATCTGATGTTAACGTTGTGACACCAGTTTGAGTGATGTCATGTAAGAATGATGTTCCAGAAGTTGTAATACCCTGAATTGTTGAACTGACGTTTATTGTTGCAGTTTGTCCTGATGCAGACGCAGTGATGTCGCTACCAGTAAAGTTTAATGTATTAATACTTCCTGCAGTTCCAACGTTTGACCCTTCTTCCTGAACAGTTATACCCTGAATATCACTCGCACCGGCGGTGTTTACAGGTGCCCAGTTCCAACCACCTGAACCGTTTGCAACTGGAACTTCATTAACACTACCAGATGTTCCGTTACTCTGTGCTAGTTTAGCAATATACGCTTGCGCTAGTGTCGCAATACCAGATATATTTGCACCACTATTGATAGTTAATCTATTGTTAATTATTACTTCACTTCCAGTTCCGGGTTTTCCTAATGTAGTGATTCCGGGGAATGCAGCATTACCATTATGTTGAACAGATGAAAGACCAACTGTAACTCCAGCTCCAGTGGTCTGGAAAATCTTTACATTATTATGGTATAATTCAACTGAGCCACTATCACTGAATCTTGCCATATTTTCACTACCATCAGATATTAACTGTATATCTGCTCCATTGGTATTTAAAATTAGTGATCCAGTTCCAGTTTCAGAAACATTTGAATTACTACCATCATGAAATATTTTGAGGTCTGATCCAGTTCCAAAAACCGCTTGAGCATTATCATTAAATATTAAATCATCCTCTGACTGATCAAATGTAATATTTGCTGCAGCACCGGCAAAGACAACATCAGCACCAAAGTTTGAAGCACCATCAACATCTAAAATATCAAGGTTTGCAGTTCCATCGACATCAATATCTGCACTTAGATCAATACTTCCAGTAATTGCAAGTGTTGATCCATCAAATGTGAGGTTTGCTTCACCATTTAAGTTTACACCACTACCACCTGTGATTACTCGGTTATCTGCATTGTTTGCAATCGATACTTGTGTAGGTAGATTAGTTAAGTTTGAACCATCACCATATAAAGTATCACCATAAATGTTTGTGAATCGAGTTCCACTAGCTCCAATGTCATAAGAACTATCAGCACCCGGCATTAAATTACCACGAACTGTTGTGACTACTGAATCTGGTAAATTGACTGCATTTGATTGAGTTGCAACCGCATTACCCATTAATCCATGAGCTGAACACTGATAATGAAGGACTGCTGGATGATTATTTTCGTTTGATGCAGTTCCAATACCAATTTGTGTATACGCACCTGAACTACCGGGTGATCCACCAGTTGTTATCTCTGTTGTATATGAATTTGCCTTGTCTTGTTCAAGATAGAAACGAAGTGGATGACCACTGTTTGTGCTATGAGACTGATCAAAGTAATATAATTTTCCGGGAACTAAAGTAACAAATGGTGATTGAACTCCATCTAACCAATATCCATTCGCTGATCCTTGTCCAAAGTATCTGTGATCTGCTGTCTTGGATGCAACTGTAACTGCGATTGATACAACAGTTGAACTCGCTGCTCCAACTAATCTCTTAAATCCACCAAGATTCTCACCTGTTGTTGTAACACCAGCAATTGTTAAACCAGCTCCTAATTTTGTTTCACCAGCAATGGTTGCAATGCCAGTTAAATTAAGATTTCTAGCACTTATTTCATCTACACTATAGTCACCAGTTACAACAAGATCACCGCCTACAGTAACAATACCTGCGAAAACTGCGTTACCATTATTAAATACAGTAACACCAGTTCCTGCTCCAATGTTTAATTTAGATCCATCATAGGTAAAGTTAGCATCATCTTCAAGTTCACCGGAGGATCCAGCAATGACAACTCGATTATCTGTTAGATCACCAATCGCAGCCGTATCAGCAGCAAGACTATCAATATTTGCAGTGCCATCAATGAATAAATCTTGGAATTCTGCTCCAGTGGCACCTAAATCGATTGCACCGTCTGATGCAGGTAATATGTCAGCATCAAATCTACCTGTTGGAGTGATTGTATCGCTTGAAGCATTACCTAAATTTACATCGCCGTCTGCATTTAAAACGCCACCAATCGTTGTAATACCAGAGATTGATGCTCCACCATGTCTCTGTAAAGTAATTCCAGCACCAACACCGATGTTTATCGCACTTGCAAGTGTTGTTCCATCATACGTTAAATTAGTATTATCTTCTAACTCTCCTCCAGTTCCAGCAAGAACAATTCTTCCTGAAGTTAAATCTTGAACTGCTGCTGTTCGTGCAGATACTCCTCCATTTGCATCAACTAATCCATCAAATGTTGAAATACCAGTGACACTAAGAGCTGCCGACGTGCTATTTGCAACACCAATTGTTGCAATTCCAGTAATTGTAATATCTGTTGCACCAATACCACCCCTTGCTCCAGCACCTACACCAACATGTAAATCATATCCCGGAACTGTGGTAGCTATACCAACTTTATTTAAAGTAGAATCACCGACTATGAGATTAGTATTTACCTCAACACCATTCTTTATTACAAAATTCTTATTAATGGCCATTCGGGTTCACTCTCCCCCTTTTTTTTGCTCTAATTATTTATAGTAATTCAATCGTCAGTGCAGACGCTCTCGAAGTATTACCACCTTGAGATGTGCTAATAACATTTACACTCCCATTTGTATAACCACTCGCTCCTCCTCCACCACCACTTACTGAAGCAGTTGCATTTCCACCAAACGCACCAGCACCACCACCACCTACATAAGTTCCATTTACTATGGATAAACTATTACCACCATTATATCTAAATCCATATCCGGGGCCGGGTGCAGATTTGTATCCTCTTGTTATAGATGCAGTGTTTGAGTTAATATTCCCAAGATAATCTCTAAATTGAGAAGTTCCAACGTCACCACAGGGGGTAATTCCTTGACTAGCATAATAATCACCAGTTGTGCAACTTTCTACCTTACCACCATTTAATCCTGATGCAAAGATACCTGTTGATGTAAGTTGTCCGGCATTTATTGATTGACCTCCAGAACCAGAAGATTGCCCAGATCCTGAACCACCCACAACTCCAGCACCACCACCTGATCCACCATTACCACCAAACCATCCAGAGGCCCCTCCTCCTCCACAAGCGACTAATAATCTACCTTTCTCATAGAAATAAGCACCAGCACCTCCATAACCTAATGATGTTGGTGGTGATATTGTGTAACCTAACTTAAAAGCATACTCAGTATCTTTTTGTAGAGTATATGAGAAGATAGTAACACCACCTTCACCACCTGTATTACCATTAAAACTCTGTCCTGCAGCAGCTGCCAAAGTTATTTTGACTGTAATATTTTCTTCAGGCGGATATACAATAATTGTTTGTGCAGCAGAATCTACTAAATTTGAATTTGCTTGACCGTCAAATGAATTAAGAAATAAATTTTGATCTCCATAAGAATTAGATGATGTATATTTTGAACTATCAAGATCACTTACAACTTCATAATTTAAAATTGACCTTGTGTTATTCACCGCACTTATGGATTCAAAATCAACTGTTTTTGTTGATAATCCACCATCAAAAACGCCAGATGCTAAAACTGTGTTACCATTTGCATCAGCATGATTTAAAACAGCAGTCGGATGTGACATAACACATCTCACTGTAGAAATACCAACACGATCAGATTTTATTTTTAGTTGCTCTGTTTGTGCTCCAGTTATTGTAGTGTTCGTAGTAACAGTTGTAGATCCACCCTCAGATGCCGATGTATAAGTTACCTCAACTTGAGGTTCGACACCGCTAGTGCTATTTTCACCAACTAAAGTTAAAACTTGACTATTGTATGCGCTTTGTCCTCCACCACCACCTGTTGCTGATGTTGCCATTACACTCCTCCTTGTAATAATTTTATTACTTTATGGATAATCTTCTTTCTTTTTGACAAGTCATCACCATTCAAACAATAGATCCATA